CGGAGCAAGCCCACGCCAATGTCAACCTTGCGACCGCCCCCGACGCTATTGAAGACCAAATCCCTAACCTTTTGGGCAACTTCAAATGCCGCTAACTGCTTCATTGCGCAACACCCCGCTTGAATGCTTCGGCTAACTTAGCGACTTGATTTCGCAGCCAATCCGCAGCGGGCTTCATAAACGGCTTGCGGATAATGTCGCCAACCTTTTCCCAAGTCGCTGATTTGCCCGACAAACCTTGCTCTACCCGCTTAGCAAAGACCCAACCTATGCCACGAATGTAGAAACGCAAGGCTCGGGCGTTTACGGGCACGATTATGCGCCTGTGCCCAAATTCAACATACTTGGCGTAGTCAACATTGGTGTAGACCCGCCCACTTAAGTTTGAGACTTCAAAGTTAATGCTTGCCCGCAGCCTACCTGTGTCTACGGGAGCGTGTTTCTTTGCCTCTCCCGAAGTGTGGGCAACTAACTTGGCGAATGTGGCGTGAATTTCGTCACGCCCCCGCTTTAGTTTGCTAATCGTTTCGTTGACGCCTCTAACTTCAACATTAACCTTAAGCGCCACTGGCTTCACCTCTCAGGTAAAGTCTGCTAAATGTCGGGTAGGCTTCAATCTTGGCGATTTGGTAGCGCTTGTAGTTGATTTCCAGAATGTCGTCGGTTTGGAATTTAAAGTCGCCGAAGACGAAGTAAATGGCGTCTATCGTGCCAAATTGGGAATGCATTAAAGATTGCTTGCCCGCCGAAGGTGTTACGAGGTAGCCCACGACCGTGCCAGCCAAAACTTCCGCAACGCTAACCGTGCCGTCTCGGTTTTCTGTGATTTGTTTGCGCCAAACGACCGCTGGCACACGAAGGCTTAGCCTCGCCATGCTTCAATCACCTGCCTCGCTATCGGCGGGAGTTGATTGAAGTCTATCCGCACTTCGGCTTGAATGCTGTCTACAATGTCGGCGTTAAGCAGCCAAACCGTAATGTGGGCTAAGGCAAGGGCAATGTCTTCGGGAATAATGCTGTCAAAGCCCGCTGAGTATTCCACGAGGGCTTCACCGCAGTAGGGATAGGCTAAGATTATGAGCCCGAAAGGTTGCACTCTCAAAATATCAAGGGCAAGACCTTCGGGAAAGGCGATAATGCTGTTAATATCGTTGACTGGGTGTGCGGAAGTTAAGCCCCGCCCGTTGCTAAAGGTGATAACTTCGTTAAGGTTGCGGGCTTCAAGGGGCACGCCAGTTAGGCTCTCCCAAATCCGCTCGGCAGCGCCAAGTAAGGCTACCGCTCGGTCTTTCGTCTCTGTGCCCCATTGCGCTTCAATCAGGTTTAGAATTTGGGTTTGTGCTACGGCATTCATTGTGGCTTCACCTCTCGTTTCATTCGGTCAACTAAGTCTTCAAATTCGTCAAACCCGTCTTTAACTTCCGCCTTGAATGCCTCATAGACTTCCTTCGGCGCTACGCAGAGATAGACATTGACCTGAATGGCGTTGGAAATGAAGAATTGGCGGGCTAAGAGCACTAAGGTTTGGGCGGGCAACTTGACGGCGTTGTTGACCGAGTAAAAGCAAAAGAAGGTGTGCCCCCAAGTAGTGAGCAAATGCTTAACGCCAGCGGGCGGGAAAGGCTTTTTGGCGATAACGCAATTAAGGATATGCACCTTAGCGTTGACGGCGTAAAGGTTGAAGTTAAGCAGCATTGCTTGCTTGATTGCACCCTTGAAGACTAACTCGGCGACGGCTTTAAGCACTTCGTCTTTGTTGCGTGTAATCTTAGCGACGACATACTTGAAGTAGGTTTTGACGCTCATTTTGCCTCACCAAACACACTTGCTACCCGCCACGCCAACACGACGAAATTTCCACAACGCCTTGACGCAAACATAGTTTGTCACGCAAATTGAGTTTCCATATCACTTTTTCTAAGGTGGGTAAAGCAGTAGATTTCAAATTGGAAATCGTGCCCGATTTTGCACGCATTTTAGCCTGTTTCGCCCGCATTTTGCCCGCCCAGAAATATACAACCCTACCCAAAATTTGTCAAACTCAAAAAAGGTTTCTTTTAATAAAATACCCCAAGTCGCAAGTCTTTGTCATGACAAAGACTGTAGACTTAAGGGGGTTTTTGGGAAAAGGGCATTTTATCTCCCTGACATGTCTTAGATAAGGTTGTAGATTTCAGGCAGGGCGGGTTGGCGTGGCGTGGCGGGTCGGAGATTGAATTTATTCGTATAAATTAAATCTCGGCAGGGCTACAAAAATAAAAGCAGGAGCGGGAGCGGTTAGACCCCCGCCCCTGCGTCACGGCTTCCTTACGGGCTTGGCGCTTACCTTGCTACCCTACTACCTTATCGTCACACCAACTTAACCGCAGAGTGCTCCTCATAGGGCACGCCAATGAAGTCAGCCCGCATTGTAGTCACCAAAATGTCGGTCTGCTTCACAATGTCACGCTGGGTTTCAACACGCAAGCCACGCCTGACGCCAAGCAGGAATGCCCTGCGGTTGAAGACCAAAGCGTGCACGGAAGCGGGCACGAAGGCGCTCACCACAACGGGCTTACCGTAAATCTTTGCCAACTCACCCGTGACGATAGTCGCCTGAGAGCCATACTTGTCAACCGTGCTAACCTCAGCCCAACCGACCATTTCCGCAAACTTGGCGGGGTTGACGACAACGACAACCTCGTTAGGGTTGACGCCCAACTTGCCCATAGCAGCGCACGCTTGCTGAATGTGTTGCGCAGAGAAAGTAGTAATGTCAATGGAGTGAGCGCCCTTCAAAATTCCATTCCAGACCTTAAGCAGCGGGTCGGCGCTGGAAGTGTCGCCATTCAAGATAGCATTCTCCAACGCCTCAGCAAAGGCTTGCGCCAACGCTGCTTGGAATTCGGGCATAATCGCCACAATGCTATCTTCGGTAACTTCGTCGGCGACTTCAACGCCCGCAGCCAACTTCTTAGCGTCAAGCGTCAAGCCCTGTGCCGAAGCGTTGCTGAGAGTGATTGAAGTTGCAGGCGCAACATAGACGACGCTAATGCCAGAGATAGACAGAGGGATTTTGTAGGTCTGGCTCGGCATGTCAACTTGGGGCAAAAGTTGGGCAAGGCTCGGCTGCAATCGGATAAGTTGCAACACTCGGTTGGAGAAAGTCGTGGGAATGTAGTTAACGAGGTCGCTGCCAGTAACCGCCTTAGTCACTTCAACAAATCGGCGCTCAAGCCAGCCCTCAGTGGGCAAGTGGCGCAACCTGCGGATTGAAGCAAAGACCGTGTAGGCGTCAGCAAGGTCTTGCCACTTAGCGATTTGCTCGTCGGTCGCCCGCATAAGCAGGAAGTTTTCAAACCTTTCCTGTGCGGTCTTGCCTTCAACTTCAATGCGTGCACGCCCGACGACGCCCTTAGAAAGCACTTCTTCAACATTAGCGACCCTTTCCTCAAGCGCCTTAACTAAGCGCTCGGTCGCTGCAACTTTGTCTGCAATGTTAGAAACGACATTAAGCGTCTTTTCAACTTCTTGAAGCACTTCTTTCATGCGTTAAGCACCTCCTAATTCACTTGCAAAGCGCCCGCTCTAATTCGTGGCGCAATTGCTCCAACGACTTGCGAATGTAACTAAGCGGATTTTCCCATTCACACGCTTCAAGCAACTCCAATTCCTCAGGCGTGTAAGACTTAAACTCAGGTGGCTCTTTATCCGCCTTGCGGTAATACTTGGCAATCGCCCGATAGACTTTCTCCCTATCCGCTTCGGGAATATCAACCCCGCCCCGTGCGCCTAACAGCGCTGCCATAGCAGCGACGACGCCACGCCAAATCGCATAAGGTTTGCCGTCAACAATATCCACATGCGGGAGTTTGTAAGAGCCGAAGTTGTCTAAGGCTTCGTCGTCAGCCCAAAAGAAACGCTTAGCATAGCGTCGCTGCTTCTCTTTGTCTTGCAAATCCTCGTTAGTTTCAACGCCGACATGCTTGCGCCACCTTTTCTCACTTTCGTCAGCATCCCACTCCCGCCCAAAATCCTCATAGAGCGGAAACTCTGCGTCATTGTCGGGCACAATGCCTTTCTTCACTAACTCCATGTCGCTATCGCCCTCCTTTTGAATTAACGCTTGCGGATTGGCTGGGAGTGTCACGATTGAAGTTTCAATCCACTCCCATTCCGCATAGATATTGCCTTCAACCCGTCTCGGAATGAAGCCAATAGAAAGACCTCTAACAATGCCTTCGTCTACAAGTTGCTTAATTTCCTGTGCAAACTGCGTGGAAGCAAAAACGAAGTCAACCTTAATTGCGTCGTCGGAAACTTCAATGTTGACGACTTTGCCTATGGGGCGGTTTGGGTCGTGTTGCCAAAGGAGCACAGGGTTGGCGAGATAGTCATTAAGGTTAATGCAGCCCTTCGGGTTGACGATTTCATTGAGCCTGTCTTTGACTGCGGTCGTCGCTATGCCTGAGTAGACTTCCCCGCCACTATCGGTTTCAATCTGCCTCGTAACGAGATAGAGCATGTCTTTCATTACCGCTCACCAATGTCACTTGCGCAAAGTTTGGTGGAGACGGCGGGAGTTGCACCCGCTTCCGACGCCAGCCACTTTGGGCTTAAGCGTCGTCAACCCTTCGTCGCCCCCACCATTCGCACTTATGCTTGAAATATTGCCCGCATAGGTAATCGTCTACGCCGTCTTCGGAAGTTTCACGGAATTCGGGATAGACGACGAAGTAACGATTAGATTGGCAGGCGACGGCGGGCAAATCTACAACCTTAGCAACCGTTTGCGCATGTTTTAAATCCTCGCCGTCGCCGAGCCAAATCAACAAACCTATGTCTTCACCGCAATATCGGCACGAAAAAACTTCAATCTTCATTGGGCTCACCAACCTTAGTCAACGGGCACGATTGTGCACCTACAATTAATAACTTCGTCGGGTTGCCCCTCAGGGTCGCAGGGAAACCTTAGCCTTGCGCCCGAAGGAAGCACGAAGTAGTCGTCTAAATCAACAACGACGCCTTCCATGTCTCTGTGACTATCCCTAACCCTTTCGTCGTGGGCGGTTACCCACATTTTGCGCCTGACGCCTACAGCACGAAGGCTTTCCTCATAGCCCAAGTTAAGCGCTGCGGTAGTTTCCGTGCGGGCAATTCGCTCGGCACGCCAAGTCTCCAAATCGCCCAAAACTTCTTCAACCGCTCCAATCAAGTCGCTCCAACCGCCACCTTCCGCCAGAGCGTCGCCAAGTTTCTGCCTAAGTTGCTCCCAAGTCGTCTCGGTAATCCAGCGAATTCGCTTTTTGAAGCCCATTAAGCGTGCCTTAACTTTGGCGTCATAGATTATCGGGTCTACTTCAACCTCAAAGGCTTTGGGCGTGTCTCGGAGAATGTCTTCAAGGGCGGGCAACAAGACTTTCGCTAATTCTTCGGCTTCTTCTTCAAGGTTAAAGAGAAAGTCGGTAATGTCTTTGCGGAAGTAGGCGTTAAGGTCGGATTTAAGGCGTCGGCGCAACGATTGGGCATAGTCTTTGATTGCTTCACGCACATGGCGCTCATATCTATCGTGCAACCTTAAAAATTTGAGCCACATTTCTTTGTAAGCCCTCGGAATTCGCTTGGTGACTACAATCAATTCGTCGCCCGTCGCCGATTTTTGCTGTGGCTTTTGTTGGGCGATAGGCACAATGTTAAGGCTGCCCCACCAAGCGTCGCCCCACGACAGCGGGTCTTGGAAACCTAAGACCTCACGGGCTTCGTTGATTGTGATAATGCCTCGGTCAACGAGATTGCCCAACGAATTAGCAACTTCGGCGATATTCTCCTTGAGCGCTTCAACTTGGCTGAGGTCGTAGGCGCACCAAAGTTGCGGGTTAACCTTCGGGAAAAATTGAGTGTTAAGGGTTTCCTCAATCAGCCTAAGCAGCGGGATTATAGTTTCCCGCCAAAAGATTTTGGTTTGCTCCCGTGCATTGGCGTAGTTGGCATACTCGTAAATCCCGACGACGGCTGGCGGCACATTGAGACAGGCTAAGATTTCCTCACGCAGAATTCGGCGCATTTCAACTAAGTCGCCCGCCTTAAATGAAGTGTCTATCGTCTTAGTGTCATAATCCGAGCCTTCAAGCAAAAGCCACTTAAACCTTTGCCCACGCCCGTGCCTACTTTGAATGCGCTCAATTATGCGCTGCTTCGTGGCTTCAGGCAACGACGACTTAGTAATCAAGATAGTTAAGGGTTGTGCGCCGTGAAAGAGATACTCGGCTAAGAGGCGGTCGCATTCGTTAATTAAGGTTACGGCGTTTTGGATTGAGTAAAGGAGCGATAGACCTTGTGCTTTCGGGTCGGTCGGGTCGGGCAACTTGAAGTGCACTAAGTCGTCAACCGAAACGGTCACAAGGCGGTCGGCGGTCATGATTTGGGCTTCTTTGCCGTCAAGGCTGAGGCTAAGGTGGCTCGGGTGAATGTAATCAAGCCCGAGATAGCGTCGCCCAACCTTGCGGATAAGCCAGTAGGAGTTGCCGAAGACAATCAAGTCGGTTGCGGTCGTGGCGGTAAAGTCGTTGCTGCTAATCCCGACGGCGACGGATTTCGCTAAGTGCCCAAAGTTTGGGTCGTCTTCGTTTAACTCAAATTCGCCGTTGTAGACAAGCAGAGGCACGGAAGCAGCGGAATTGCTAATTCGGCTTAATGCAGCCCGCACGATTGGGTTGCGGATAATGTCTGCAAGTGGGCTTTTAGGCGTGTCGGTTTCAACGAAGTAGACTTCTCCCGCAGCGTCTCTGTAAAGCCACTTTTGCACTAATTCCCGCAACTTCTTCAACATGTCAATCACCACTTCCACTTGCCTCAAGTGAAGTTGGTGATAGCACAAATGAGTGAGCGGGCGAAATTGTTTGTGCTAATCTACGCAATCACTGCAATTATTGCGCTTGAAATGCTGGCGTTGTGGAAGGGCATAGACGGCGTGGCGCTCTCGGCAACTATCGCTGCTATTGCCTTGTTAGCCCCGTCGCCGATAAAGTTGCTCCAATTCGGAAACATTAAGGTTGAAAGGTTAGGCGCTAAAAACGACGACGACGAAGGGAGTAGGGCTGAGGGGTGAGGGAGATGGCTGCTAAGCGGAAAATTAAGGTTGAAGCCCCCGCAATTGATTTCTCCCGCTACCGCTCCATAACCGATTTCGCCGAGGATTGCTTGTTTGTGTTTGAGAATAACCGCAAAGAGAAATTAAGGTTAACGCCATATCAGCGCCGTTGGCTTCGTGAGGTTGAAGACCCACGCTGGAAGGTTGTAGTCATTTGTGTGCCCAAACGGGTCGGTAAGTCGCTTTTTAGCGCTATCGTGGCGGTCTATTGGGCGCTGGCACGAATGGGCGCTACCGTCGTCGTTTTGAGCACTTCCGAGAAACATGCCAGTAGCGTAACCTTTAAGTATGTGCGCCAATTTTGTCGGGTTAGCGACCAAGTTGCCAACGAGGTCACTAACTTAGCCCAAAATAAGGTTGAATTCCGAAACGGTAGCGCCATTAAGGCTGTGCCGTGCACGGTTGAAGCGGTTGCGGGAATTGCGACTGACTTGCTGATAATTGACGAATTGGCGCTGATAGACGACGAAGAAGTTGTGCAAATCGCAATGAGCCAAACCGAGAAAGAAGACGCTAAGGTTTTGATTACTTCAACCGCTTCGGAGCACGGGCATTTGCTACATAGGCTCTATTTGAAGCACCTTAATGGTGAGGCAGAGAAAGAGCGGTTGCGGTTTATCTATCACGGCGCTGAGATTTATGACGAGCACCCATTCATTACGAAGGAGTGGCTTGAGGAAAGGCGCAAGCAAATGCCCGAGTTTCTATTCAGGCAGTATCACCTCAATGAATGGGGCGTTGCGGGCGAAAAGGTCTTTAAGCCCGAAGTTGTTGAAGCAGCGGTTAGAGACTATCCCGTGCCCTTACCGCCAGAGCGGATTGAAGAAGTCTTGGGCGAAAGGATTGTGGGCTTCCTGTTTACCGCTGCGATTGACCGAGCGTTGCCAATGAGCAAACATGGTGACCGCACGGTAGGTTGTGTCGTCGCTAACTGCTTGACCGAAGGCGGGCGGGAAAGGTTGATTGTTGTGGATTTGAAGGTTTTCCCGACGGGCGTAGCAGAGGAAATTAAGGCGTGGCTTATGCAAGTCGCCAATCAATATTCGCTGACTTCGGTTGTGCTGGAAACTTATCAGGCTTATGACCTTTATGCTTGGTGTAAGCAGCGTGGGTTGCCCGCCAAGTTAGAGCATGCTACAAGGGAAGCCCAACTTGCTGCCTTCCCAACCTTAATTTTGGCGTTTGAGCAAGGCAACATTATCATTCCACGCCACGATTTGCTGATTGAAGAATTGAAGGCATTAGAGCGCACTAACGGGAAGTTTAAGGGCGGGCAAGGCAAACACGACGATACTGTCTTTGCTCTCCTATGGGCGGTCTTTGAAGCGGTTAAGTTTTCACCAAGCAAAGCCGACATTACGATAATCTAAATCGCCCCAAACTTGTGGCAAAACCTTAAATTTTCCGCTTGACAGCCCCACAACTTAGCGACACACTGAAATGTGGCTGGCGGCGTAGGAAGGTTGGGAAATTGGCGGGTTTTTGGCTGATTTTGGGCTATTTTTCTTCAACCTTCACCGCCAAATGCCTGTTGTAGTTGCCAAGTGAGCCAAGAAGCCCGCAA